ATGATTTATATCGGCCTGCCGCAGTGGTCGCACCCCAAATGGGGGCGGCTCGGTATCAGTACGCTGGAGGATTACGCCCGCCACTTTAACTGCGTGAAGCGGTAATATTTCAAATCACTAAATAACGCCCAAGAGCATGTGTTTTATTTAGTTATATCAAAGCTTTATAATCTTATGTCATATGAAATTCGGTAAAGTTCATATGAGTTAAAACGTCCCAATCATGCCCCAAAACTGGCATTTATGCCCCATCCATGCCCCATAAAGCCCATTAAAAATCCATGCCCATCACCGTTGACACTGTATAAAAAAACAGTATAAATTGCGTGGTAAATCATTGTTGTTTTTGGAGGCGTTATGTTCGTTGAACTGGTTTATGACAAACGGAATGTTGCGGGTCTGAATGGAGCCAGAGAGATAATCCTGGCTGAACTGACAAAGCGAGTACATCGGATCTTTCCCGACGCCGAGGTGAAGGTAAAGCCGATGCAGGCAAACGGCCTCAACAGTGATGCCAGCAAAAGTGATCGGGAAAAGCTGAATCGCATGCTGGAGGAGATGTTTGATGAGGCTGACATGTGGTTAGTGAACGAAGAGTAAACGCAGGAAGAGTTATAGTGAGTTCTGCTGATCGGCAGTATGACGATTTCTTGGGTACGGGTTTACTTTCCTCGCAATGATGAATTCTTATCGACCCCCTCTGCTGAGTTGCCACCGATTGCTATCCATGAAGCAGATGGACACTACTTCCTATTCGTTTATCGTGGTCGCTAGCAACTTGCCGCATACTCCCTTACAAAGAGATCGCCAAAGCAATAATGGCTGCTATTAACTACATTATAAGTATGTGGTTATAAAGTCATTTGCTTCAAATTTTTCGCGAGCGTAGATTAGTACGCTTCGATTTTAAAATAATGATTGACTGATTAAAAACATGGTGTTACATAAAATATTACTGTTCGGTTTGTGTTTTTTAGAATTATCTGCCAATTTAATCATTTAATCAGAATAAAATCCTATCTATAATTAAGTGACGGATGTGCATAAAGTTATTATCATGTACTCAAGGTTACCTTTAAGGTAAAATACCCTCAACCAAGCACTGTATATAAAACCAGTAAGGAGGCATACATGGCTTATTCAGCAATCGCTGTCGCTAATGCCTTCATTGAGAAGGCTAATAGTGGGTGTGTAAAAAATCTGAGTCCCATGAAGTTGCAGAAGTTAATTTTCTTCGCGCAATCCTGGTCTCTGCGCATTTTCGATCGCCCACTTGTGGATGACTTCTTTGCTAAATGGCGGTATGGCCCTGTAATACCATCCCTTTATCATAGCGTCAAAGATTATGGCAGTTCGAGTATCGGTCATCTTTTGAGCACTCTCGAATTTGGTGATGACGGTAGTATGACTCAGGTCGTGCCTATTATACCTGGCTCAGACGTGGAAGCATTTAGGCTCATTGACAGTATTTCTAATGTCTACGGCTCAATGCCGGCCATACAGCTTTCTCGCCTCACCCATCTTCCTGGTTCTGCATGGTACCGGACAGGAGATGAAGAGGCAGTTATTGATAATAGGTTGCTTAGAGAGTGCACTATCATCGAAGAGGGTCGCTTTTTGGGCGCTAAAGATTTCGGCTTTTCATTCGATATTGACAAAATGCAGTTTCGATTGGCTGATGATTTTGTTTCAGTACCGACCAATTTAAACACTGTTGATGAACTGGATGCCTGGCTTGATGAGGTGTTATCTCGATGATTGTTAGATTGGGGATGCTTTTCGCAAAGGAAGTTAAAAACTTCCCGAAAGATGACAAAGAAAAGATTTTCAATTTCATAAAGTATGTTCAGCAGAACGGCTTGAGTGGCTTGGAAGGTAGAAATAAATGTTCGGATTGTGTGGATAAAAACGACCCCCAATTCATAACAAAAGTTCGTTATGCAGTAGAGAATAATCTTTGGCATTATCACATAGGTATTGTTGAGTATGATCTTTCATACCCCCATGGAGACCGCACCTCGGAGTATGTACTTCATTATGTTAATAATAATGTGATACCTGAGATTAAATTAGTCGACTTTTCTGGTCATCCTCCTTTCAAATTGCCGTTACAATCCTATTTAAATTAACCCGGCCAGCGTGCCGGGTTTTTTAACTACATACCTATCATCTTGCCCTCAGTATGTCTGAAAAACGCGTCGTATACCGCGGCGAAAGCATGTCCCGTAAGAACAGGATCAGTCTTTCGCGTCGAGAAAAGCCTTAATCATCAAAGATGAATGTCGGAAATGCTGCGATGGGAAATGAACACGCCAAGAGAATTTTATTTTTCCACAAAATCCGATGATGTAATGCGCATTACCCAATCGAACATAATTTGTATATGATTACCATTAGGTCTGATAACCCCAACCTGACAAGCGTTAACGCCAGTTGTTTTCCCCTCAACAGTGCGACCGTCAGCCATGCAAACTCTTATGCCCACGCCCTGCTGAAAACATTTATTACAGATGGAGAAAAAGTCCCTACGGGTAGGTTCGGTAACGCAAGCGTTGAATTGTTCTGGTTCAATCAGATATGGTTTAACGTCTGAATCAACAGGCAGTTCTTCTAACGATGCGATGTACTCCATTGAAATTTTTATCCGCTTTGTGCCTTTGGGTCTGCTTGAGGCGTAGATAACTCTCTCTTCAGGATAAAACTTTGCGACATAACCAATGATTGACAGTCCGTTGCAACTTACCATTTTGACCGGAACGTCATTAAACCGAAGAAACTGAAGCCTCCTGGATAAAAGGGAATAATCGCGAGGCCAAACTTCCGCTTCCCGTCCGTATGTGATGTCGTTAGCCATTAGCAATACCTACAACTAAATCATTACGATAAACAAAATTTACTTATAAAAAAACCCCGCCGAAGCGGGGTTGTTCAAGGTGATGCGTATTAACGCAGCAGGGAAAGAACGTTCTGCGTGGTCTGGTTAGCCTGCGCCAGTACAGAAGTACCTGCCTGCTGCAGGATCTGAGCACGAGACATGTTAGAGACTTCAGTCGCGTAGTCGGCATCTTCAATACGGCTACGTGCAGAAGACAGGTTGTTTACGGTGTTACCCAGGTTGGTGATGGTAGAGTCCAGACGGTTCTGTACCGCACCCAGGGAGCTACGCAGAGTATCAACCTGCTGCAGCGCCTGGTCGATTGAGCTCAGGGAGTCAACGACAACTTCATCGCCTTTAGTCACTTTACCGTTAGTCGCGTCAGCTTCTGCGTTGTAGTAAGTCACTTTACCGTCAGCGTCAGTGTTTTTGACAAAGTACTGAGTTGAAGCAACACCGTCTTTATCTTTCACTTCGCGAGCAACCAGCGCGTTAGTGCCTTTCAATTCTGCATTTACATCAGACAGGTCAGCTTTAATAGCCGCTTTCTTCGGAGTAGTCGTGCTGGCAGGTACGGTCAGAACGTCGCCCTTACTTACCTTGGTAAAGCCGCCGGTACCAGTAGTGTTTGGCGCACCGTCAACAGTGCCTAAGGTAACCACGCCGGTGGTCAGGTTAATGGTCGCGTTAGCACCGCTCCAGGATTTGGTCCCGTCAGTCACCAGGAAAGTGCCATCAGAGTCTTTACGGTAAACAGTGTAGTCGCCAGGCGTTGCAGTATTGGTCTGAGTTGCAGTACCAGAAATGTCAGCCAGTTCAACAACAGTGCCTTTATCAACAAAGTTGGTACCAGGAGCTGCAGTACCTGCCGCGCCAGCAATTTTAGCCGAAGAGGTATCAAAGCTAACGCTATTGGTTTTTGAATCGTAAGTTGCAGCGTAGTAATCGGTACCAACTTTAACTGCCAGCGATCCGACTTTACCCGCATCTGCACCAGTTGCAGCAGTCAGCACTTCCAGCGTGCCAGTTGCCGGCTGAGCCGGGAAGGTCATTTTCACAGTGGTTGCCGGAGTCACGACAGCCGGAACTTCATCAGCAACGTTGGTTACCGCTTTCAGATCTTTACTGTTAATCTGGTTAGAAACATCCAGTTTATCCAGGCCCAGGGTCTTGGAAGTGATTTCCTGCAGGTTAATTTCGATAACTTCGCCATCGTTCGCGCCAACCTGAATTTTCATGGTCTGGTCGCTAGCCAGTACTTTCACGCCGTTGAACTGAGTCTGACCGGATACGCGGTCGATCTCGCCCAGGCGCTGGGTGATTTCAGCCTGGATGGATTTCAAGTCGGAGTCAGAGTTGGTGCCGTTGGTTGCCTGAACAGACAGTTCACGAACGCGCTGCAGGTTGTTGTTGATTTCAGACAGAGAACCTTCCGTAGTCTGCGCGATGGAGATACCGTCGTTGGCGTTACGGGAAGCCTGAGTCAGGCCTTTGATATTTGCGGTGAAACGGTTAGCAATCGCCTGGCCAGCGGCGTCGTCTTTAGCGCTGTTGATACGCAGACCGGAAGACAAACGCTCAATAGCGGAGCTAAGGGAAGACTGGGATTTGTTCAGGTTATTTTGAGTCAACAGCGACAGGCTGTTAGTGTTGATAACTTGTGCCATAAAATTTTCCTTTTAGGTTTATTACGCCAGGCGTGCCTGTGTCACTACAAGTTATCGTCAGGTCATTTTGAAACTTTATAAAAAAACCAGAAAAAACTTTATTTATTTGTTTTAATTAGAAAAATCATAGCCAATCAACGTCTAAACAAAATCTATATTCATCAATGATGCCCTCATCAGCCACTCACCTACTGAAAAATGTTTGTATCGAAAAAGGTTTTATTAAAGAAAAGTCTTATGTTACCGATATGTTATACACCTGCGTCCTGAACGCAGGATATCTAATAAAAAGACTAAAGGATTGACGCCCGCGCCCGTGCGGGCTTTTTTTCAAATTATTCGCTTCCCTCCGCTTCAGCACTTTAACTTGCTGAATCCCCGGGCTGATTTCGTTGCTCCGCTTCTCGTTGCTGGCGCTCATATTCTGCGCGAAACTCAGCAGCGAGGCGTGTCTGCTCGACATTCCACAGACTGTTTTCCGGCATCTCGACACGCAGATCAACCCAGCGCCCGGTCGGAATATCAACCGGATCACCGTCGGCTAATCCATCAATATGATTACGGGCAAACGCAGGGACATTTGCATGCTCGCGGTGATAAGTGCGTAATGTAATATCGCCGTCCTCTGCGATCTCATAATCCACCCACAGCAACGGCAGTCCGTTAGCATTTTGTGGAATTACATAACCACCATTTGTACCGCCCCAGACCGGATCTGAGTTAAAACCAAACACTCCCGATATTTTATAAACACCGGTACTGATCCGTTCGACGGACACCCCCTCTGATTCGTAATTTAATTCTGCTGTGCCGTCGCCACTGACTTTCACAATGGGAGATGCGGGACGCAGATTACCGTTGCTGTCCACTGTTGTGTTATTCGTATCGTACATCGTCCGTGACCAGACGCCGACATTCGCCTGGGCGCTAATGACTGTAATTCTCCCCTGAGGAGAATAGGGTATCTGAATTGCCCCGGCTGTATCCCCTGTTTGCAGCCAAAGACTGGAACCATACGCCGTATGCGGCGTGGCTGATATCGGGTTGTTATTTCGGAATACGCAGCTCCCATAACTAGAAAGCGCGGAATAAATATCATTATTTGACACAGAATTTAAAACTATATGCCCTGCCGTTCCGTGCCCAAAACCAAACATATCCCCCACAACAGGTACATTACCATCCGATTTACCGGCATTTTTTGTTGCCACGCTGCCGAGGCCAAGGCCGGTACGCGCAGCCGCTGCCGTCGTGCCCCCCGTCCCACCCTGTTCAACCGGTACCGCGCCGCCGATACCGCGCTGTGCCAGTTTGCCGAGGGCCGGGATTGTTACTGACACCCCGTTGATGCTGACGGTAACGGTCTGGTTTGCATCTGTGCCGGCAAAAGCCTCCCAGCCAGCACTACTCTCGTCATAATCCGAAATCAACTGCGCGATACTTTGCGCCAGGCCATCTACAGAAAGCGCATCCGTAGTCAGGATTGCGTAACGTGTGCCGGCGACAATTGCGGGGCTTGCGGTCGCTGTCAGCGTCAGTGAGGTTGAAGTGTTAACGGTAGCAATCTGGAAAATCTGTGGCGGGCTTGTCAGCGCGACCAGAGTCTGGCCGGCACGAATCAGATTTGTGGCGTCGGTAAAATTAGTGCCAGCACCTGTTACTGTATTCCCGCTGACGGCGAGCGTTCCTGCGTTATAAATCATAGATACTCCGGACATAAAAAAACCCGCCGGATGGCGGGTCTGGGTAAGTGTTGGTTAATACATGGCGGGTATGCATGGAACGGGGATGTTTGTCAGACGCTGGCCAACCAGCGCGTATCTGTCAGTCCAGCGCCAGCGCACGCGACCGCGCCCACACCGGACGGCGTTTCCTGACCTGACGATGCCCGCCAGTTTCATATAGTCCCACCCGCCATTGGTGTTGCTGTCGTAGCCGTAGACACCCAGCATGATCATGCTGTCGCCGATGTCCGTCCATGACCATGACGGCGTCCATGTCTTCCGGTTATAGATGAACGGGCGGTTCGTTGTTGAGAACACACAGGCGTTGTTTTTAAAAAAGTTGAGGCCAGGTCCGGGAGTCGGTGCAATACCCGACGCAAATATCGCGATTGTTATCGTCACTGTCGCCGGGACGTCCTCGCCGTTCCTGTCCTCATACGCCGTTACAACGGTGCCGTCGCACTCAACCGTGGCGCTCGGGTGTGACCATTTTCCAAACACGATGTAGTTGGATTTTGGTGCAATCGTCTCAGGCAGAGCCCAGGTCCCGCTGAACGTTACCGAACCGCGCCAGACGCAGAACCCGGCCATAGTATTTAAGGCAATGCTCATGAAATCGGTTGAGTCCTGAATCAGCATGCCGCTGCCCGAGCTCGCGGGCAGTATTTGCCAGACAGAAGCATCGAATCCCCTGACAAGCTTATCCCCCTTCGAATCCCAGTAGGTCTGGGTAACCGTCGAGCCTGACTGTGTGAACCCGGTTAAAACACCAACAGAGGGAACAAGTGAGGTCCCGACCGGCGGAGAATATGCAGCGCAGACACGGGGCAGCAAGATAACCTCACTGCCGGGAACGTAATTCGCTATATCCAGCGACAGGGATGTCGATGCTGTTGTCCATTGCCCGCTAAACGTCGGGCATCGCAGGCCGGAGGTAATTTCCATCCGGGGTCCGCCATCGTTGAGATCTATCAGTAATCCTGCCGGCATCACCACATCCCCAGTCTGATCAGGCCGCCACCAGGCAGATTAACGGTTACCCCGTTGCCATCGATGACGACGGTATTGTTCGCCCCGTTAAAACTGAAATTGCCCGAAGTGGCGTAAAGATTGCCCCGCACCGTCACATTATTGAGCGTTGCAAATCCCGATTTATTGATATGCCAGCCCACATTACCGGTACCATCCCAGTCCGCAGACTGGATATAGTTACCGATTTTGGTGTTGCTGATGGTACCGTCCTGAATGAACGTATCGCGGATAAACGTCTGCCCGTTCTGGATAACGAACGGCAGCGTAACGGCAGCGCCAGCCTGACTCATCACCGCAAATCGATCGGCAAGGAAAATCACCTGGCTCTGCATTCCGGACGGCGTGTTTTGAACACCCAGCCCCATCCCTGCCGCGTACTGCACGCCATTCGAATCAACCGCAACCTTAATGCTGTACATTGCATTGAGGTTGCCGGCCATATCTGCTGTTGCCTGGGCATTGGTAGTTATGGCTGCTGACTGTCCGTTTACCGTCACCGTCAACGAGTTGATTTTCGTGGCTGACGCTTGTGTGAAGTTAGCAAGGGTCTCGGTCAGATCGGTCGCGTTTGAGATGTTGCCGCCAGCTGAAGCATCCAGCGTAACCAGCGCGCGGGCGACAGACTGACTGGCATCCGCAATGGTGGTATCGATACGGTCAATGCTGGCACTGTTCCCTGCGTTCGTTGCTGTCTGCCGCCGCCGACTGTTCACTTGAGCCAGGCTATTCTGGATTACAGCGATAGCTGAGTTTTTAACGCCACCTGTCATGCCATCCAGCGCAGCTGACGTTTCGTCAATCCTCACCGCTGCCGCCGCCAGACCGTCGGTATTCTGCTGTATCGCCAGCGCGGCCTGTTCGAGGTCGTCAGCGTTCTGCTGCACATCAGCGACAATTCCTGCTATTTTTGCGCTGCTGTCAATCGCACTTTCAACAACATCCTTGAACAAATCGGTCTGTTTCATGTCCTCAAGGATGGCTTCAGTGATGTCAGAAACATCGATGCTGGCCTGACCACGAACCCAGTCGGTGTACCCCGATTCGTTGCCCGTTTTGTCGACCAGCTGAGCGCGGTACCAGAAAATTTGCCCCGCTTTCAGGCCCATCTGCTGGTAATTACTGGCCGGGTACGGCACATCTGCCAGCAGCAGCGCATCGTCCTCTGCCCCGGTCAGGCTGTACTGAATTTCCGTTTTCAGTGTATCGCCGGTATTCGCAGGGAATCCCCAGGTCAGTTCAATGCCAAAAACAACGTCATCAGAGGCCGCAAATCCAACTGGTTTGGGCGGGTTGCCGACTTTACCCGTAAGCGTTTTCTCTTCGGAATAGCCCCATCCGGAGGAAATCTCCGCCGCGTTGATCGCCCGTACGCGCACCAGATAGCGCCCGGCATAAATCCCCGGCACATCAAAGGACGTGGTGGAGCTGCGCGGCACGTTAACCCAGTTCCCGTCGTTACGCCGCCACTGCGCCTCGTAAGCAATGGCGTTTTGCGCCTGGTCCCAGCTCACGCGCATGGTTTCGACGCTGATACCCTGCTGCACCACTGAGAACGAGCTGATCACGATGTTGGCCGGCGGCGCCTGGTTGCCCGGCGGAATGACACTGACCGGGCGCTGGTCGATGATTGCGCCAGTATCGATACGGGCATACTTATCGGGATCGTGAAACGCGCCGGAAATGGTAAAGGTGCCGTCATTGTTGTCGCTGACGCTGACCACCCGGTACTGCTGGGCAAACAGCTCGTCAGATTCCACCACCCAGACACTTTCCGCCTGCGGCGTTTCGCTGTAGGCAATGCTGACCGTGACGGCCTGGCCGTTAACCGCCTGGATTGTCCGGGCCTGTGACGCACCGGACGGCAGGTTGAGAATAAGCCGATCGCCCGCCATCGCATCCGGTACGCGGTCAAGGCCAATCACGCGACCATTAACCGAACGGATGCGGCCACCAGTGACTTTGCCCGACAGCATTTCATCAGCGACGGTAATGATAAATCCAGGCTGAGGAATACATGCATCCAGACCCGCCTGAAAAGTGACGATACGGTCCTTATTGTTGGTCAGAATGCCCCAGCGTCCCTTGCGGTTTGCCTCGCTCTGACGCGTGCAGCCAATGGCGGTCATCTCGAGCTGGTTAAACCCGTAGCGTGCAACCAGCGGTTGCTCAAACACGGGCTCCATGGCGTCTGCATAGCCGTTTTCCGGGTCGGAGTACGAGACCAGCGCCGTGGTGTAACGGGTTTTTGTGCTGCTGCTCGAGTAAACGAATTCGCCGTTGACCACGTTAGCGCGGGTGTAGTTGTAATCGATATCGCGCGGCATGTCCGCCAGCGCCACGATCTGGTTGCTACCCCAGTATGTCATGCCACGAAAAATGGCGGCAAAATCACGCAGAACTGTATAAGCGTCATTACGGTCCTGAACATAGACGTTGCAGGTGTAGCGAGGCTCAACACCGTTCCCGCCCTTCCCGTCCGGCACCATTTGATCGCAGTACTGCGCTACTTCATACAATGTCCATTTATCAATATTTTCTGCTGAAAGTCGGTTACCAAGCCCAAAGCGATCAGCAACAACGATATCGTAAAAAATCCACGCTGGGTTATCTGTCCATGCCCATTTAAACCCACCCGTCCAGGTGCCGGTATAGGAGCGCGTAACCGGATCATAATTATCAGGCACGCGGATAACGCGCATAGCCGGCTCACAGGAAATCTGCGGGATGCTGCCGTTAAACTGGCTGGAGTCAAATTCGATGTACAGCAGCGCGGTGTTCGGATAGCGCAATTTTGCGTCGATGACTTCCGTGTAACTTTGCAGCGTCATGGTGTCGCCGATTTTTGCGCTGTTGGCATCCGGCGTTAATTTTCGAAGCCGCAGCGTCCATGTGGTACCAGCGCGCGGCAGGTCGATACGGTGGCTGCGCTCATAACCCGAAGTGGTTTTACCGGTTACCGCCGTATTGATTACAGTCTGCCAGGTGCCGCCATCTGTCTGCAGGTCAACGGCATACGCCACAGAATTACCCACCAGATCCCCGTCATCCTCCTGGCGGTACAGCGACGGCCATTTGATGCGCAGGCGAACGGCGGAAAGCTGGGTGTTGGTAAACGTGCGTGTCCACGCGGTGGCGCTGGAAACCTCCAGACCTACACTGATTTCGTTTTCCGATCCCGGCATCCCCTGAATATACGGCTGCGCCTGGTTGCCCGGGCGAAATTCCCACGCAACGCCGGAGAAATTCTGTGAGCCGTCAGCATTTTCGAGCGGGGTGCCATCAAGAAAAATAGTTTTGCCTGTCAATCCACCAGCAAATTCCCCCTCGCCCAGGGCGATCAGGATTTTGGCTTTTGCCACCGATTGCAGATCGTCCGGCTGTTCCGTTGGCGTGCGCTGTTTAGAGTCGCCGCCTTTGCGCCCTTTAATATGTTTTGCCATTTTTCGCCCATAAAAAAGCCACCCTAAGGTGGCTACTGGTTGAATATCAGGGTTTGTCTTTTATCTTCCCCAGGTTACGCTGATGCTTTCTAAACCCGGATATGAACATGGAAAAGGTTGACCGTCATCATTTTGTAAAATTCCCCTATCGCGCTCAAGAAAGACCCACCGGAGAAGTAAATAACGGAGGGATTGATCTCATAGCTGAGCCAGAACGTATAAACGAGATACATGAGGTTGAATCTTTCCCATGGCTGAAGAATTTTCTCGTTCTGGTGAACGCCAAAGATGGGCTATTCATGACGCTGGGTTGTGTCGCTGGTTATGTTGAGGGTCGTTTCTGCGGATATATTGATTTATCAATTCGTCCGACTGTATCACTTCTTCACAGAGAAAAACTACCTAATCTTGATGAAATGTTTTACGCCTATCTTGAGAGGGCCATGCCGGAAGGGGAAACCCGGACTCAGGCATTAAAATATGCCCATTCCATTCTGCACTGGACTCTTTCGCCTTTAGAAATTCACGATGAATTCTATTCAAAAGTGAATGTGAATTTTGATGCTTCCCAGGAAGATGGTGTGGTCTGGGCAATTGATCATTTGGCATTCTTTTTAACAAATGAGTATCCATTATTGCCTCACGCAAGTTAAGTCACTGCTGATCTTCAACATATATCCCGGCAGAAATAATCGCTCCGCCGATACGGCGCGTCCCGTAGCCGATGGGTACCGGGTAACCCTGTGATGCAGTATTGGTCACCCCACCAAAGGCATATGAAGCTTGATTATCAGCGTCACGTTTACTGGACAAGCCTGCAGGTTGAGGGGATAGCATCTGAATGACACCACCGGCGGCGGTTGCTACGCCCACCCCCATCATGCTCAAACCTACCTGAGACACCAATGCGCCGCCATATGCATAAGCAATTGCGCCGACAACAACCAGAACGGCACCAATGATAGTCTGTAATACCCCTGCTTTTTTGCTTCCCATAATAACAGGGATAATGCGAATTACTTCTTCCGTAACGGGGAAACCGAGATCATTTTGACTTATATTCTTTTTTCCACGAAATACAGCATATGTTAACCCACGTCGCTGGCTTGAAATCATAAATTGCTTGAACCCTTTAATTGTAGCGGCCAGGGCACGCGGGGCTTCATGGATAGTGCTTATAATTCGAAAGTGTGTCTTTCCAAAATATTTACCGAGCATGCCGCCTAGTTCTATTTGCGTCATTATTTCTTTCATTGCTCCTCCATAAATAAAAAAGCCACCTTAAGGTGGCTATCTGAATTTATTAGCGATTAATTCAATGTCATTGGAAGAATATCAACATTACCACTTTGGTCTATAAAAATTCTCAATACACGAGACTGGTTCTCTTTTACTATGAATTCACGTTCTTTTTTAGGAGCCCCACTACACAAGCCCCGCCCAACAAAACCAGCACCAACAATAACCTCTCCTGCAGGCACATAAGCAGTAACTTTTTCACCTGTTTCAAGCTCAGCTAACCGTTTTCCGTTTATATAGGCGGTTATCGCACAAGCGCTGGCTACATACCCTTTATCTCGGATTATCATTACTCCCGTGGTTTTTGGTTTTTGTTGAAATTCGTATGATGCTTGCACCTCTTTAGCATTTTGAGGCATTACAGGTTCAGTGGAACATCCGACCAGACCAATTGTTAAAAGAGCGATAATGATTTTTTTCATGTCCCAGTAGTCCCTCTGTTAATTTTTACAAAGATTAGCACAGAGACTTATGGCGTAAAATCTTCATGGTTCGCTCCATCCAGTAACCGCCGTACGGCACCCGCTGACTGAGGTGTCCAAAAAGGTGATGCAGCAGCATGTTGCCTTCCAGCAGAATCCCGGCGTGATTCCACTTGTTCGACTGTACCTGCATGATCACCACGTCGCCCGGCTGCGGCTCACAGGTGAATTCCCGGAAACCACATTCGTACCAGTTATCCTGGTAAAAATTATCCGGGTACGGGTCCTCCCACCACGGGTAATCGACGCGGTAATCCGTCAGCTCGATACCGTACGTCTGACGATAGTAGCTCATCACCAGACCCCAGCAGTCGTAAACGCCGAGCACGAACGGGCGCTCCAGCAACGGAATTTCACCGCGCGGCATGATGGTGCGTAAATCCCCCTCCGGCCAACTGACGATATGCCACGGAAGCGCCGTCACATCACACTGCGCCTTGTCCAGTTCGCTCGGCTGCGTGGTGGCGTCCGGATGGCTGTGAACGATGGCAGTCACTGACCCCCAGTCCTCGGCAGCGGCATAGTCTTCCGGGCAAAGGACAAAATTGTCCTCGGGGGTTGCGGCGAGGTTGCGGCAGGGAAAATACCGCTCAACCCTGCTTTTCTGCGCCACCACCCCGCAGCACTCCCGCGGGTATTCTGATTCAGCGTGGGCCATGATGGCCGCGATAGTCTTTTTGCGCATGTCAGCTCCGGATCAGGGAGGTGCCCGGGAAGCCGCCGAACGAAAGCTCGTTACCGTCACCGAACCGCAGTTTGCAGGCGGTGAGTGTACCGTTGCATTCATCGCGGGACGGGTCGTCCACGGGGTTGTTGTTTTTGTCGAAATAGCGCGTCCCGGCGTAATCGCAGCCATCGCCGGTGCGGTACTTGTTGCGGATGCACCAGGTGCACAGGGAATGAAGCTGGCGCGTCGGGATCATCAGTCCCTGTAAATCCATGGGGCTGGATAACGCGAACTCCACCACTTCACTGGTTTCAGAGGTTTTCGCATCGATATACCAGACCTGCAGCTTTTCCTGCGTGGCGTCTGCCGTCGGGTTTCCACCGGCAAAGTTACGCGCATCGAGGTACTGAGCCAGCGTATCGTGGATTGTCACTTTGGCCTGCAGCAGGTCGTCATACGCCAGGCACAGCGCGGTGATCGAGCCGTCCAGGTTAGCGACCGATAATTTCGGCTGTGCGCTGCTGCCGCTGGTTGACGCTTCGATACCTTCAATCTGGCACGGCCAGGCTTTATATTCCTGCCCCTGCCACCAGATACTTTTTGCCGGTAGTTTTGATTCATCGCCGCCAGCGGCCACGATCTCCGTTTCTGTATGGGGAACGTTGTGACTGTGGAAACGCAGCACTTCTCCGGTACCAAACGCCGTACCGTCGACAGAAAAAAGCCGGACTGCATTGCCCGGCTCAAGTTTCTGGTAATCACTGTTTAAGCTCATGGTTTATAGGCCTGCTCAAAAGTTGCAGATAGGTTGTATTTCCCCACACCAAGTGCGGTGGGTGTGTAGGTATCACAGCGGTAAAGCCCGAGCGGCTCAAGCGGCGGACGCCACTGAAAAGACTTCACACCCTGGTGGCGATCGAGAAACGCTTTAATCGCCGCGATGTACGCTTCTGAACCGGTAAACTGAAGAGTCCACTTTTGAGATCGGGGATTAATCCCGTCACCGGACACCTGCTGGTAACCATCACCAAACTGCGCGGTACGGCGGCGGAAAGTCACCTCCTGCTCAGCGTTGATGCGCGGGCACCAGCTGAATGTTTCTATAGCCATCAGCGCGCTCCTTTAGCCAGGTTCCAGATTGCACCACCCGGCGCCATGTCGCGTCCCATCAGTTCGCGGTAGCGACGATCAATATAATTTCCCACATCGCGCCCAAACTGCTCATATCCCCCGCTCGCCTGGGTTTGCGTGTTCCCGTTACTGTCGATAGTGATGTAAACCTGCGGTGCCGCACCGGTACCAGCTATGTTATTCACTCCTGAACCGACAGCACGAACACCCAGGGAGCCATCGGCCGCCCGGGTAAGTGGCATGATCGCTTCCGGCCCGGCCTCACCAAACACGCCCGCACCCTTAGCGAAAGCAAAAAGCTGCGGCGAGTTATACACACCGTTGCTGTATGCGCTGAGAGAGGGGGAGTCGTAAACGCCACCTTTGGCGTTGAACTGGAACGTTGAGCCATAGCTTTGCAGCGCTGTTCCCGAACTGCCTGATGCTGCGCCCGCACCGCCGCCAAAGTAACCCGCCACGCCGCTGGCGATCGTGCCAATCCAGCCTGACGAGGAAGATCCGCCACCCATGGCATTAACAACAGACATCTGCAACGCAACACGGGCAATTGTCTGCAAAACGGACAGGCCCCAGTCTTTCCAGTTCGCCTTGCTGCCCACCAGCATTGCTGACATGTTATCCATTGCGCCATCAAGGGTGGAAGTCACGCCACTTGCCACGGTACCGGCTATATCACTGGTATTTTCCAACCAGGTTTCATAGCCGCGGGACGCGCCGCTGAGCCAGTCAGATTCCGTGGCAGCCAGTGCCTGATATTTTTTTTCCAGGGCGCTGAGCGCGGTATCTCGGGCTGCGATTGCCTGAGTGCCTTTATCGGTTTTATCAAAAACTCGCCAGACTTCCTGCTGCTCGCCGTACAGATCGCGCTGGCGATCCCCCATGCCGGCTGTGTCACGCGTCAATGCGGCAGCATCCTGATATTTGCGGGTGGCATCATTCAAATTTTTTAGTGCATCTTCCATCTCCCGTTGTTTGCGTACTGCTTCGTCCGCCGCCTGGGTCCATTTCGCCAGTTCAACTGCCGACGCTTCGATCGCCCGGCGCTGTTCATCAGTCCACCTGGTGCCGTTTTCATGAGATGCCGCAAATAAATCAGCTGCCTTTTCGCCCTGCGTCGCGCGGACTTTCTGAACCTCTGTGGCTATGCTCAGATCGGCGATTTTCCGGCTGTACTGCTCGGCAGTCTGCGCGGCTGACCGCTCCGCTTTTTCGGCTTCACGGGTGGCGCTTGCACTGGCTTTTTGCGCTTCAGCCAGATTTTGAGCACGGTTGTATTCATCTTCCGCTGCCTTTCGGTATTTCGCGGCGTAAGCTGAATTCTCAGGCCCGGCTCGCCCCATTTTCTGAAGATCGTAATCAGCCTGCTTGCGCACTTTGGCAAGCCCGGACAGGCCAGCCAGTTCCGCCTGCTGCTGTTTTGCAAGTAATGCCTGCTGATCCTTGTCAGATACCGGAACTTGTGGAATGGCAAACGGTACGCTTGCCATGCTGTTGCGTGAGGCGATTAACTGGTTTCCCAGGGAAAGGAGACGGTTAAATTCGCTGTGCTGGCCATTCATCATGAGCAGCGACTGATACGCAGCATTCTGCCGCCAGGCCTGTTCGCGGATCAGATCGTTTCTGCGGCGTTCGATTTCTTCAAGCGCCTGCTGAATGCTGCGTGACTTGTCACGCATGCTGTTCAGTCTGTCTTCTTCGACCGTCAACTGACTGGTGACGATGGCAATGGCTTTTATAATGTTCTGATCGTTGTCGCTGGTTATTCCCGGCTTGTTTCGCGCAGCGTTCAGGTCATCAATCTGGGTTTTTAAGCCAGCAATTTTGCTTTGCTGTTCAGCGATAAGGCGGTTCTGCTCAGCCAGAGCCTCAACTGTTTTCCCTCGGTTACTGTCCGTATCAGGGAGAGACATTTTTGATGTCTTATCCCGGATCTGGTCAATCTGGCTGGCGTATTCCTGTGCAGATTTCCGGGCCTGCTCCTGATTCTGGTACATCATGTACCACGCACCAGCGCCCAGCATGAGCGCTCCGGGGATACCGCCCACCAGGGACAGTAAGCCGCTTGCGCCGGTTCGCATCAGACCGACAACGCTTGTCGCTTTATTCAGGTTATCCTGCGAGAGAGTTACCGCCCGATTAGAAAGCACAAGCTGGGCATTCGCCGCGATCATCTCCCGGCGTTTACGGATGAGATTATCCGTCGTCAGCGCCGCTGCGTTGGTACCACGTGCCACGTTAGCCTCTGCAAGCGCCACGTTATAGGCGGATTTAGCTGCTGAAGCATTCGCTGCCGCTTTTCTCTGTGCCTGTGTGGCGGCGTAAGCCTGGGCGTTCGCGAGCGCTATTTCATTTTTCTTCGCATCAACCAGTGTGGATGCCGCACTGAAAATGCCTGATGTCATGCCGCCAAATACGCGGGCGCCTCCAACAGCGACCAGCACGCCCGCAGCGCTTGCGAAGTTTCCGATATTTTTCGACAACCCCTCCAGAGCGCCGGCAAGGGCCGCGGAAGCACCAACGGCGTCATTAGCGCCGCCTACCCATGCCATAAAACTGTTCTGCACTTTTTGCGCGGATCCGCTGATGCTGGCAGGAAGGGTTTCAAACTCCTTACGCAACTGCTCAACATTAGTCAGTAACGGGACAATTTTATTTGTGGTCAGCTCACCATTCTGGGCCATCTCGCGCAGGCCACCGACGGAGGTATTCATCCCGCTCGCCAGCAATTTAACCAGCCGCCCGCCGTTTTCCATGATGGCGTTGAATTCTTCACCGCGCAGTACGCCGGAGGCCAGCGCCTGGCTTAACTGGGTTATAACGGAGCTGGCTTCTTCGGTGCTGGCACCTGAAAGCTTCAACGCAGTTGCAACCGTTTCAGTCACTTTAGCCACATCAGCGGATGCGTAACCCGCATCACGCATAGACTGAGCTACGCGGGCGTAAAGACTCGCGTTGGCTTCAAAAGACGTGCCAGTGCGCTGGCTCATCTCCATCAGTACGCGCTGGGAGTTGGCAAAGTCCAGGGTATCTGTTGATACCAGCCGTAAACGACCACTGAGCTGGTTCCACGTATCAACGTAGCGGATTAACTCCTGCGTCGCGAAAGCACCTGCAAAGGCTCCCGCCAGGCCGGTTGCCGCAGTTCGTACCGTAGCCAGTTGGGCATTGAGTTCAGCCAGTGCCCGCCTTGACTCGCGAGTGGCCGCAGCGGCGCGCCTGCCGCCCTGCTCCATGGTGCGGTGATAATCCGCCCCCATACGCGAGGCGCGGGCAATCTCAGACTGAAAAGACTGTGAGTTGGCCGAAATTTTAATGATCAGTTCGCGCAGCGTAGCCATTTTTCACCCGTAAAAAAAAGCCCGCAGCGCGGGCATTAAATATTCGACAACCAGTTCTCCAGGTCGCTGATTTCCTCGCTGGCATCCTGAGGCCCCCATTTCAGCAGAACATCACTGAGGGTCAGTTTGTTACCCTGGGCATTAAAAGCCGCTGTCGCCACCTGTGCCGCCTGCACATCCCCGCGCCAGTCACCAATGGGACTGATTCGGTCAAAGGCAATCCACATTTTCAGTTCGCTGGCAGTAATGGAGTGACGGAGTTCGTGCAGGGTGCGCCCCAGACGAAGTGCAAGTGACATCAGAAAAAACGTCAGCGGCTCTTTTACTTTTCCTCGGCGTGCTCCTGAGTCATGCCAAGGTTAAGCGCCTGGGAAAGCAGGCGGGCATGCACCGGCCCGTAAATTTCAGACACGGTCGGTTCATCGTCATCGCTGAATACATGCCCACCGTTTTCATCCAGCAGAACATCAATGAACATCACCACATCCGCTTTCTTATTACGAATAAAGTTCTCCTGCTGCGTCAGCTTTGGCGCTTCTTCGCCTTCCGGCAGTTCAGGGGCCATAATTTCGCGAAAGCGCAGCCATGCCTCACCCGACGGCTCACGGAGCATGACTTTTGCGCCATTCCATTCAGGAACGGTAATTATTTTTGAACGAAATCCTGACGATGGAGCAAGCGCCAGATCGCGAAGTGAAGACGATGATGTTTTGACTGTTTTCGACATTTCATGATCTCTTTATTTCAGTAAATGAGTTGGGCGGAAACTGAAAGAAAGCGGCCTGAGCCGCTTAAATTCAGGATCCAGGGGTGGCAATGATGCGTTTCGGCTTGCCGCGAACGCGCAGCGAATAGGTTGCACCGACAACGGAAGATGTTGCCGCAGACCACGAGCTTTGACGCACTTCCACCAGCACATAAAAACCGTTGCCGGACGGGAAGATCACACGCAGTGCGCGCAGTTCGTCGTTGTCATACGCCGTCTGCAGCGCCAGTTGCGCTTCTTCATCCCCTACCCAGTTACGGCTGATGCTCATTTCCGCCGGTGCCGCCAGGCCGTTCGTTTGCTCCTGCTCGGTGGAACACAGTGTGGTAACGTCGATATCGCCTTTCTGCCCACCGGTAAAAGAGATCTCTTTGGTGGCACAGGCTGCCTCCAGCCAGGTCACACCCGACGCCGGAAAACCGGAGGCGTTAAACTCTTCCGCCGTCACCGGCGCATCAGAGACCGCAACGGTCATCCCCTTTGTGACTTCATACTTACTGGTCATGTTTTCTCCAGATACAAAAAACCGCCGGGAGGCGGTCAGGTTTAAAAGCGTTAAAGTTTACTGTTGGATCTGAACTTCAAGAGTTGCCCGGCGCACCCCGTCATCCGGTTCATATCCGCCGGTTTTGATCATCTGACTGAAATGAACCGGGGTAAGCGCGGCGATTACCTGCTCGCGGATTTCCCGCGCCTCGTCCACTGTCGATGCGTAGACATCAACCTGAAGAGAGGTATTTTCTTCAGCCGGTCCACAGAGCGTGTCACCGTAAACCTGACTTACCAGCGTGAACGTTACCCACGGCAGCGAGATTGCGGGTTCGCCGGCGGAGTTTAGCGGGGCGACATCGGGATAAACCTGCCCGTCAGCCAGCGAGCCAATCAGATCGTAAACATCGGCTTCTGTCATTTCGCCAGCACCTCATCAATCGCCCGGTTCATTCGCGCCATGGCAACCTGAGTCGCCTCTTCCTGTCGGGTATCAAACGCCGGACGAACAAAAGGGTGCGCTGGCATGTGGGATGTGCCCAGTTCCACAAAGCGCCAGTAAAAGGCATTACGTTTATTCCCGGCCTTCATGGTGTTGTCGCTGTTGCCTGTTCGGGGATTGACGCCACGAATATGCACACCAGAAGCAATATCACCGCGCCGCCGCGCTTTCTGTGTGAGCACAACAATGTTATTTTTGAGCTTTCCGGTACGTACCGGGGCTTTTTTGATAACTTCCTGTTTGATCACTTCAGCGCCTGCCCGTGTGGCATCACGCAGGACTTTATTGTTCTCGGCGCGGCTGAGCAGCTCCAGATCTCGGGCAATCTCCTGCAGCCCGGAAAAATCAAGGTTGTAATCAATCACGCTTTGACCCCCTGTTTGCAGAGAATTTCCAGGCGAGTACCCTTTTCATCAGGTACCGGCGGCCCGGTTACTTCCAGCGTTTGCCCCCTGAACGGCCCGGTAAGGACATGCAGACGGGAGGCTGCATTAATATCAGTGCGGTAACGCATCCAGACACGGATTGTCGCCTCGGCTTTTTCAGCGCCCGAGACAATCAGCTCCCGACCACTGATACCCTTAACCTCAGCCCACACCGGATGAGAACCATCACGCCATTCCTGTTTTGGCTGGCCGGATGGTGATCTAACAGTCACTGCGTTCTGAATCATGACCTGATGGCGGTTTCTTCCTGCCTGCATGGCACCTCCTACACACCATAAATGCGGTAAGGCTGCAGTAGCGCGTCCACGGCGAAAGGTACTGACATGATCTGGCCTGGTGTCGTAGCTTCACGATTTTCATACCAGTGCCCAATCAGGAGCAGCATTGCCGCTTTGACATCATCAGTGAGCAAAAGATGATCGGCATTTTCATCGTATCCGGGAGAAGTAGCCGTTTTGAAAAGAGTCCTGCGTGTCCAGGTTTCCACATGACGCCCGGCTGCGCCGGTGTAAATCGTGAGCAGTTCATCGTCACCGGTAAAATCTTCATCAATCCGGCAGTGTTTTCTTACCAGATCCAGATCCAGCATTATTTTTTACCTTTCTTCGGCGTAATGACTGTTTCAGGCCGCTCCTGCTGCTCAGCGGCATCGACAGTTTCGAGGGTCAGTGCATAGCCTTTCTGCACCAGCTCCCGGCCATGCTGTTCCAGGGTTTCAAACACATCCCCTTCCACCAGCACCTTTCCTTCCACATAAATGGGGCGGATAACGGTCAGTTTCATAATGATCTCCCGACAAAAAAGCGGCCCGGAGGCCGCCGTTATGTGTTACGCGCCACCAGCAGGCGCAGTGAAAGTACCGTAGATGAACGCTTCAGGGCGTTTCACCGCCAGCGCCAGTCGCTCCTCGCAGCGGATCGAGATCATGTTCTTCTCGAAGTCGTCGGCGTTCTCGGTGGAAATAACCACGTTGGCATCTTCACGGTCGAAGAGTTGCGCTGCCGCGTTGAATGCACCGGTCAGGAACTTGCCCTGGAATGCCGGCGCTTCGGTCGCCACCACCGGCAGCCCCCACAGGGTGGGCCCGGTCAGCGCCGCCGGGTTCGCCAGGATATAGCGGCCCAGCGTGTCCTTGGTGAGCTCAATCTTCGCCCAGTCGATAAAGTGCAGAACGTGACCGGACGCCGGGAAGCGCGCCAGTTGCGCCTGAAGCATGGCGAGACGCAGATCATCGATGCCGTTCTGCTGCTCGACTTCAAAAGCGGCAGCAAAGGCCGTTGCCTGGGGAACAATGCCGTGCAGATGAACGCCGGTACCGTCACCAAACAGAATTTCCTGCTCTTCCACATACTTCAGGCCGTAGCGCATTTCCGCGTCGACCGTCGACTGCAGCTGGGCAAAGTCATCCAGGATCTGCTTGGACGCCTTGAACATGTGCGCGATGGTGGTGACCGGGGTAATTTTGGTTGCAAACTGAATATCGCTGTACGGCTTGGCGGTACCCTCTGCGACAACTTTTGCCGCATTGGTAAACCCGGTCTGCTGTACCCAGAAAATAGCTGGCGCGCCGGTACGACCAGGAGCAATCAGATCACGGATAAACAGACGCTGTTTTGGCGCGGTATCGATGCCAGGCAAACGCTGGGGTTCAACAACACCATCAGCAACGCCTGTTGAAAGCAGGGCTGCGTTAACCGGAATGCTGAGACGCTTGCCACCTTCCACGCTGGCCGCGAATGTTTTCAGCGCTTCGGAATTGATCACCACCTGGCCCACCGTTTCGACCACTTTTGCCGCGGTTGCCAGTGGCATCTGCGCTACGTGCTGCTCCAGTTCGCCCAGTGCGGCTTTGAGGGTCTTTTCCGCGTCTTTCAGCGCGTTAAACTCCACCGCCATTTTGTCCACGGTTTCTTTGGTTTCCGCTGACAGCTTGCCGTTCTTCTTCGCCTCGGTCAGCGCTTCTTCCGCCTTGGCGTTAAATTTGCCGGTCGCCTCTTCAATAGAGGCGGTTACTTTTTTCAGAATATCGTTTACGTCAGACATACGTTCTCCGTTACTGGCATGCGTTCGCCAGGCCGCTTAATGCGACATCCAGCTCAGCTAAAATTTCAGGGTTGGGTTGGGTAGCGCGCGGCATACCATCGGGATCGGTAACAGCGCCTGGCGTGTTACCTGTTAATGCTTTGATTAATTTCCGGCGCTCTGACCGGGGTGTGTTGGCTTTTGCCAGCAGCGCATCGAGTTTACGCAGCGCCGCCGACGGGGAATCATCGCCACCGGAAACGGCATCGGCAGAAAGAAGGCCATCCGCCAGCCCCTTCTCTACCGCATCACTGCCGCCGATGTAGGACTCAGCATCCATCAGTTTCTGAACGGTTTCGGCATCAAGACCGGAGCGCGCGGCATAAATATCTGCCATCGCGTTATCGAACGGCTCCAGGTAGGCGGACAGTTCCGTGAAATCATGGCGGTTACCCATCGCGACAACCCAGCAGTTATGGATCATCAGGAACGCACCACGCCCAATCTGAATCTCATCACCGGCCATTGCGATAATGCTTGCGGCGCTGGCCGCGATACCCAGCACCTTCACGGTGACTTTGCCCTGGTACTCGCGTAGCAGGTTATAAATCGCCAGGCCCTCGAACATGTCGCCACCCGGTGAGTTGATGTTCACCGTCACGTCCTCGCCATTCATTGAGCGCAGTACACCGGCGATGCGCTTGGCGGTAACGCCTTCGTCCCAGTAATCGCGGCCAATCACATCGAAAATTGAAATCGAGTTATCGTCGCCGGCTGCGGCCCGGATGCCGCCGTTCCACCGTTCAAGCGCGGACGGCAGCACCTCGCAGCTGGCACCCGCGCAGGGGCGACCCGCCGGTGCAACCGGAAGCTGTCTTTTTGTCATCGGGTTTTGTCCTATGCCGCCTGTTTCAGCGGGGATTGTTCGAAAGGAATGTCAGGGAAAACATGGTTGTGAACCTGCCGGAGTACAAAAGCCTGTGCCGCCTGGCTGTTCTGCTTCAGGTCCTCCAGCGGGGTCAGGTTGAGCTGTACCGTGTAAATGTCGCCGCCCTCAATCGGTGGCATATTTTCCAGACGGCGCACGTCGTTGCGCGACATCCAGCCGTTCTGCAGCGCACTGGTGTAGTACGCCGCCCGGCCCGCGCTGTCGGCGCGCAGCAGCCCTTCAACAGAGAACTCAGCAAACAAATCTTCATCGCCACCCAGCAGACAGCGCGCAATTTCCTGCTCGATGTTTACCAGCAGTGGGCGCAGCGTGTGGGTCAGGAACTGCAGGTTCATTCCCTCAAGGCTTGATGCCCAGCTGCTCTGTTTTGAAGTGTGTCCGACCATAAACGGCGGCACGCGGAACCAGCGGCAGATTTCTTCAATGCTGAAGGCGCGGGATTCCAGCATCTGGGCGTCTTCCGGGTTCATGGTCACGCCCTGATATTTCAGGCCGCCTTCCAGCACCATAATCTTCCCGGCGTTTTTTGAGCCGGTGAATGCCTGCATGTACCCGCGCAGCCTTTCACGCTGGTCGTCATTAAGCGGCTGCTCTGCGGAGAGAAAACCGGAACTCTGCAGACCCTGTTCAAAAATCTTGGCCGCCGATTCTTCCACCGCCATAGCAGAGCCAATCACGTCGCGCCCGGAACTCAGCGGCATCATGCCGCAGACACCATCAAGACCAAATCCGCGAATATGCATCAGGTTCCTTTCAGGGATAACCCGTGGCTTGCCGTTTTCGGTATAGGTGTACTCCAGCCGTCCGCTGTCGAGACGCTTCACCACCATGTTCTGCGGCAACAGTGGAACCAGCGACACCAGTTTGCTGCCGATGAAATGCTTTTCTACAAAGGCATTCCCACGCAGGCAAATGCTTGCCACCAGCATCAGCATAAAACGCGAGGGGGTCATTTCGGCGTTGGGCCGACGGCAGAGCAACTGGTAAACCGGGTTGTCCCGCGCCAGTTTGCGCGAGCCATCCGACTGCCGCTCATAAATCTTCATGGGCAGTGTGGAAACCGACTCGCTCAGCAGTCGCACACAGGCCCAGACTGCCGAAAGCTGGATAGCCTTGTCCGCTGTCACCACTTTTCCGCTGTTGCTGGTACCAAACCACTCCTGCCAGAACGTCCCGGTAGTCAGGCTGATGGGTACGCCCAGCCAGTTGAGCAGGGCGCTTTTCACCCTGCCCGGCTGCTTATTTTTTTTCATCAGAAACCTACCATGATGGGATTATCGAAGAAGCCACTCAGGTCCTGCTGGTCGTTTCCACCGTTGACGAGCAGGCGGCTCATCGCCGTGAACAGCGCCGCCGGGCCGTCAATCTTGGCCTCCGGTGTCGATTTGTTGGGGAAGATATTGTCATTGCGATCCGGCCGCACCGTCACATTCGACATCATCCAGTTCATCACCGGGTGATTGCTGTGATAGAGGCGGCCACCATAAACCAGCGCCTCGACCTCCTTCATGGCCTCAGAGAAGTTTCGGACCGTCTGGGGCACTTCCACCAGCGGCAACCCCTCTTCAGCAAGCGCCAGGCTGAACTGCGTGGCGCTCCACGGATCGAAGCCGATTTCTTTCAGGCTTTCCCCGGCCACCCACGCCTGCAGCTCCTCTTTTATCTGCGCGTGGTCAATCACGTCACCATCGGTCAGGATGAGCCTGCCAAGCTCCGCCCACTTACGGTAAAGCTCGGCCATCTGCCGGGAACACTTCTCAAGCCGCCCTTCCGGCAGCCAGAACTTAAAGTCGGCATGAACGTGACCATCGGGAGATCGCCAGGCTTTTACCGCGGCGCAGATATCGATCTTGTTCGCCAGGTCTACGCCCACCCACAGCGGGTAGGTTTTGAGCTCGTGCGATGGGGCAATGAGTTCGCATTTTTCCCATTTCATCATGTCCATCCAGGCGGATTCCGCCGTTACCCAGATATTCATATGCTTGGTGAAAAAGTTAACCCGCGCGGATACCTGCTCTCTGGCCTTCTTCGCCAGGCGGCGCAAATCGTCCCAGCGCTTACAGATGCCCAGGCCGGGGTTAGCCTTCTGCCAGACCGTTTCGTCGAACGGATCGTCACCTTCGTCCAGGGTATAGATGATGGCGAAAAAGGTATCGTCTTTAACCGCGCCGTCCACATCGCTGTTAAAACCGCGCAGTACCTTGGTGGCGTAATCACGCAGTTCGTAACAGATACCTTCTTTGTTGAAGCCGGATGTGGTGATGCCGAACAACAGCGACTGAAGACGCGCGCCGGTCGCAGTTTCCAGAACATCCCAGACGTCACGGGTTTTGTGAGCATGCAGCTCGTCGACAATGCCGCAGTGGATGTTGAGACCGTCCAGGTTGTTTGCGTCACTGGAAAGTGGCTCAAATTTCGAAGCGCTTTGCTCCTGGAAGATCGCCAGCTTGTTGAACTCAAACAGGCGTCCGAGCGTCGCTTTCGCCTTCTTCACCATATTTTTGGCGTCTTCGAAAACGATACGTGCCTGGTCGCGGGTGGTGGCTGCGGAGTAAACCTCGGCGCCACCCTCCCCGTCCGCTCCCGTCATGTACAGACCGATACCCGAGGAAAGCGTGGATTTCGCGTTCTTGCGTGCCACCTCGTTATACGCGGTACGAAACCGCCTCACCATCACCGGGCGGCCGCTGCCATCGTTGCGCAGCACCACTTCACCGGTTTCTTCATTCACCAGCGGTATGACAAACCCGAAAATGTTGATCAGGATAAATACGTGCCAGTCCATCAGGTCGATGGGCTGCCCGGCCAGCGCACCTTTGACATGCGGGATGAATTTATAAAAATTCAGAATGTGTTGTGCGCGGGGCTCACTGAAATAGATACCGCGCGCTTCGCCATATTTCAGATCGTCCAGGAAACGCTGGCAGGCCAGCCGGACAAACTCACACGCAATAATTTCCCCCGCCACGACGCGCTCGGCGTAGCGGATACCGTCGGCAACCTTAGCCATTAATCCCTCGCTTTCATAAACTCAGCCAGCGGATCAACCGCATCGGGCTTGTTGGTACTGACCTTTGATCGGCTGGCGGGCGTCATGCCGAATTCGGCCAGCATGGCGCGTAGTCGTTTCCAGGCATCCGCCTTCATGATTGCCGCTGGATGTGCCTTGATCAGCACATCTCCGGTCTGCGTTTCAGTCCGGTACGTATATCCCTCGACCTCCAGCGTGTCGCAGTGGTGCCGGTATTCGGTATAAGCCTCAACCAGTAACTCGAGCGCGCGGGCGTCCAGCTGAGAAACGACGCCGACGGCATCGAGCTCTTCAGCCATTCGCTTAAACCAGTACTTTGCCTGCTTGTCGAAATGCTTCGGCGTCGGGGGTACCCCTGCGGGGGGTTGTGGTTCATCTTTATTGATCGGGCGTTTTGATGGGTTACCCCTCACCAGACGCAGATGGGTCGGGGTTTTCGGTGGTCCTGGCATAATCGAAAACTCCTGTTAATTACTGGTTGGGGGACCCCATAAAAAGTTTTCTAACCTGCGGCGATATAACAAAGGGTTAGGCGGCGGTCCTTAAGGGCAAGCCCCCTGAACTTTTTACCCGCCCTCCCCACAGATGAGAACTGATATCATTTGATGCGTTCGCGGGCTGTTTTTGCCTTGTGGCAGACATTACAGAGGCTTTCAAGATTGGATAAATCATCGGTACCCCCATTCGCTTTAGCTCTGATGTGGTCGACCGTTGCTGCCGGGGTGTATCGTCCATTCCTCAGGCATTCCTGACAGAGATGTTTATCCCTGCTTAATACGAGAGGACGCAATTTGTCCCACTTGCTACCATAGCCGCGTTGATGGCGACTTTGCCCACGCTGGTGCTGCTGCCAGCCTTCATTGCGATGCGCCTCGCAGTAACCGGAGCGGTCCGTTGTTTTGCCGGGACATCCACGTTTACGGCAGGCGCGAGGGATAGCGACTGGCATTAGCTCTTACCAAACAGCAATCCGCCCGGCTTCAGCGCGTTGCTGATAGTGTCTTTTACCATCCGATCAATACACATCTGAAGGCTAAGCGCAGCGGATGCATGCTCAGCTGATTGAGCATTCACCCGACCCACCAGATCCTGGAACAAATCGCTGTTGCGAACCGCATCGAGTACAGCTTCGATCATGTCTTCAGACAGATGGCATTTGGTGACGCTACTTGCCGAGTTCATACTTGCGCCAGGGAAACCACCAAACGGAATAGGATCGCCCTGAAACCTGTAGGCGGCATTCTTAAATGACACTGGATCATGCTCATCATCTGCTTTCATCAGGCGGTCGTCTGACTTGCTTGTAAGTTGCCCGGACACGATTGCGGTGCCAATTTTGGCGTTGGTAATGGTGCCGTCCTGAGTAGACGCATCACTGATGAATACCTTACCAATCTGCACTCGAATGGTCCCATCGCCGTCGCGAACCGTGAGCATGCCATTGCTCATGTCCATAGTGGCGCGTTTTGGTGTGCGCTTATCCTTCACACGCAACTGACCAGGGAAATAATCAGGGTAGCCGTTAACTTTAATACGGCGCCCTTTGAGGTCGTACTCAGCAGAACCAGCAGGGCTTTTGATGATCATGCCGTGGTCGGTCTGGACGATGCGCATGCCCAGCATCGCCTGCTGCGGCGATAAATATTTCATCGGATTTCCTTTTAGATGTGAGCCTGTCGTACAGGACAGCCGCCCGAGAGAAACGGTTTCCCCAGGCTCACGACTGAAAGACTCTCTTTGGTGCGCGTACGAGGCGCAATAAAAAAGCCACCAGCAGATGCTAGTGGCTCATTCTAAAGTTTGTTTTTGTTATGCATGCAATGCGTAAATAGCCAAGCGTAAGCACATTTTCGCTTTTATTAAATGTACAGATTAAGAAGGCGAAACATAATAAAGATCTATTTTTATTAACTCATCTAACTTTTCAATAAAGTAAGCTTGGTTTTTCATGCCTTGGGTGTATTCGTTATAAGCTTGACAAATGCCGCCCCACAACCTTTCCACTTTGGTGCCTTTAAATAGCTTTTCACTTGCCAACCAATGCCTTGCACACATTTGCATAGCATTTTCAAATTTTTCGAACTCTATTGCAAAGCCTTTATAAATATTTTTTTCATCTTCAGTAAGTTGTGAATTTTTAAACTCATTAGCATCATAAAGAAGATTCCTGCCCACCCTAAGGTGTTCAGGGTGGATCGTCGAAGATTGCCAAAGAGTTACAAACTTGAGTTCAAGCAATGACATTTTAAAATCTTTTTTGGATTTTAAAACTTCCTGTTCTTTCCATGCATTTAAAGCAACCCTCGCAAAATATAAAGTTACTAATGATGCAACGGCAGAAACACAGGTACCAATCATTGAAAATAATGCAATTTTTTCAGCAGTATTCATTATCCCTCCTGTATGGACAGGATAATTTAGCATTATTACAGGCACTCAGTGAATGCCTGCTGTAATGCTTATCCTTCGACTTTCTCACCTTCAGGCAGGTCGACACAGCCAAATACTGGCATACCCGGTGAGCGATCATCTTCCACAGCTACCAACTGAGACTCTGAATACCAGCGCTCAGTAGCGCATTTATCTGCTGCCTGATAGTGAACGAGATACTGATTTTCACCATTAAGGTATTGAGCTCGGGCCTGAACCTCGCCCCACTCATCGCTGATACGAAGGTTAACTAATTGGCTTAGATGAAATTTATAGTCTTTCGCCATGGGAATAATTTCACTGCCATTCTGTTCTTTTTTCATCTCGCTCTCTCTTAAATGAAAAAGCCCCGCTATTGCGAGGCTCGGTTTCTACTTTATGGCGTTGTAGTACGCCTGCCAGCGGTACTTGTCGAGTCGCAGCTGGCGCAGGCATTCTGCCGTTTCGATATCCGCCTGCAGGTCTTCATCACTGTTTGCCCCGGCATCACTTGCCCTGCACGGCTCCTGCATCAAATCCGCTGATGGAGTTGGCAGCGTCGATGGCGCGCTGGCGCAGCTGCACAGCATTATCGTCAAACTGGCACACAGTACGATCCGGAGACTGAACATATTTCACCACGTCGCGGGTTATGGTCCGGTAAATCACCTTCGCCTCGGCACTGGCCGCAGCGGCTTTCTTCTCTACCGGCTGGATGGCTTTCTCGGCCTTATCTTTCTTATCCGCCGCCAGCGCGTTGATATGGTCGGCGTGGGCATTCCATCCAGAACGCCAGGCAATAAGCGCGGTGGCTGAGATTGCTACCACCAGCGCCAGCAGAACGTATCGCCACTTCATACCAGCGCACTCCGCGCCCGGTTATAGCGCTGCCGGCGGTCTTCAATGCCGTTATGTCCACCATTGATAATTTGCGTGACGCGGATCAGGTCGCCGGAGTAAAGCAGACAACCATGAACGGCATAGAACCATGCCGCCGAACGCGCCGCGTTGCGGTCCTGCTCCAGTAACTCTGGACTGGTGACCAGGTCGAGTTTCAGCGCGGTGCCGCAGCGACGGTAATTATCCTGCCCGGTGATCTGAATCAGGCTGCGTCCTCGATATTTCCAGCCATCACCGGCTGCCTTGTTGCCCAGGCGTTTGCTGTATACCAGATTGGCGATGGCGCGCTGGCGCTCCAGTGGCAGTGCCTTTTCATACGATCGGCGGCCCAGCGCGTTAGCCTGGTTCTGAGTAAGTCGCCCGGCACGGACGAAATTCGCCAGGCCTGCGACGCTGTAGTTCATGCTCTCCACCAGCCGGGAAAAACTCACGGACTCGTGTCCGGTCTGGGCGATAAACATCGCCTGGTCAGTCGGTGCGGTGATGCCAAATTCCTTCATGGCCACATCGATGTGCGAAAACCAGCGTGCAGCTAATCCGGCGCTTATACCAGCCGCCTGCTGAAATTGTGATTGTTTCATTCCGGCCTCAGTACATGGAAAATACGCGCGACATTGCCCCGGGCACGGAACACAGCGGCGCAGATTACTAGATTTATGGCGACAGTTGCCCAGTGGGTATGCAGGTAGGAGTCAAACAGGTACCGGAACGGCACCGATGCATACGCGATAATAATCAGGTAGGCCAGCCATGACGCCCACGGGTTGTGTTTCCCGCCAGGCTTACGGAACATCATCAGGCGCAGAACAATGGCGGCACAGGCCACTACGTTTGTCAGCACCAGCGGATCGTTAGTTACCATTAGTTCCCCCTCTCCAGCGTGCCAGCAGCTTTAGCGGGTCCTGTTCACTGAAAAACGTCAGCGTCTTGATGGCCACTGCAGACAGCATTACCGCGCCGAGCGCGTCCAGCGGTTTATCGGCATAGCCGGTTATGCTCGCCAGCCACGACCCCACCAGCCCGGAGCCATAGACACCAGCGAAATACGAAACAACGAAATACGCGGAGCGGCGAAAAATCGTCAGGTCTGCAGCGGTAGCCACATAGAAAACAGCCCCGGCAAATGCGCCGAACACAACACCGTAATCAGTGCCGGTAAGTAGTCCATAAATGCTGGCACCAGTCAGCGCGCTACCTGCGGCCGCGGTACCGGAAGAAAAAGGTTCGGACATTACGCCCCCTCGTTAGTGGTGAGTCCTCTCAGGAATGAGGGGAAATAAAAAAGGCCCACCGAAGTGAGCCCTGAATTTTTACAGCTAATAAAAGTAAGGTGACCTGATGGCCCTGTCCGAAGATATATCCGATAATGTTAAACAAATGAAAACAATGAGACTCTGGTCCAATCGTTTCTTATAATAAGAGGCATATAGGCTACCTATGGAAATCATGTTAGTTATCGGCCTGCTTCTGGCTTTTGCAGCATTATTCACACTGGCGACTATAAATGCATCATTTCCCAGACAAAAAAACTACCGAACCGCTGCAGCTCCGGTGATAAAGTTACTGACATCAGAAATGCATTTGGTCTCTGCTGGAGAATATCCATTCAGTTTAATTACAGAGGCTGAAATATATGAGCTTTACCCGTATCTGAACGAAAAACAGCAAATACTCTTAACAGAAGCCTATGATCTCTATACCGAGGCTCTGACATCTACTGCAAATATACGACACAGAGGTGAAGAGCATCCCTCCTCAATGATTGATTTCCCCAAAGGGTTTATAATTACAAATCCGCAGGAAGTCCTGAAAAAGATGGAGCCTTTGCGCCAGGTTCTCGCAGGAGAATGGGGGGTGTTCCTTTAAATATGTAGCACTGGCGCGGCACTGATTCAGGCGTAAGTGGTTCTCTCCAGGTAAATTGGAGATAAAAAAAGACCTGCTCGGACGAACAGGTCATATCAGGTAGAACATCTCTCGACGGTGCCGGGTGCCTCCCGGTGAAACGCTGACTGGATACAACGCTTCGCACGCTTAAGCAATTACAGTTTATCCAGTAATGCCCCTCCGCACAGGGGGATTCACCATCAGATATTTTTATTTTTAGTGACTATCAAGGAATTCACTTTAATCGTAGTGTCCGCTTCGATGATTTCAACCCTTTCAGTTCTGATTTAACCACTCTGTTATCACGCTCACAAAACTAGCTGGAAACCTGAAACTTATTTAATAACATTTTTCACAGGCACCTTCGGGTGCCTTTTCTCCGGGCGCAAAAAAACCCGTTCAGAGACAGGTTAATTTTGTGCAGGCGCTATATCCCACGATTAGAAGCATACAGGACAAGTTCGGACAAAATCAAGCCCTGTGTATCGAAATAGCTAAATATTGTCTTTATCATCACGAAAACCGGTAGCTTCCTGAAACGCCCTGTCCGCCTGTCTTTCACCTTTCTGGCAGATATCCACCAGCATCTCGTAAAAAGGCTTCCAGTTGCGGGTCCACGTCCTGATGTGCAGATCGGGCACTTGTTTGATGATCGCTTTGTATGCCGCCGTCGAGGGAACTGACGAATATCCGTTACCGCCGCAGCGTTCACACGTTTTGTACACTGGCGCGCCCTGTTCCTGGGTAGCTTTGCGATCGAGCACTTCGCCCTTCCCCCCGCACCGGCAGCGTGCGCTGATTACTCCCTTCCCTTCGCAGGCTTCACAGACGGCTGGCACAATTTCAGTTACCTCTGTCCATTTCTCCCAGTCTGACGGGCGAACAGCACGGGAGCGGTTTGCCCAGTATGGTGCCTTGCCCCACGGATAAGATACTTTGCGTGTGGTCTGGGTCCGGGTGGTGCGTCCGGTACCGTTGCAGGTGATGCAGGTGCAGCTGGTAGCCGCAGAACGCGAATACTCCGCGAACGCATACTGCGCCAGCACCAGCATGCAGGTACCGAATTGATCAGCGGCTGCTTTGCGGACGTTTTTCGGGGCAACATCCATCGCGTGACGCGCCAGCGCCTGAACTGCCAGCTGTGCGTCTGTTTTACTGATCCCGGCTTTCCCGAAGAATGCCGCAAGCCCGAACCGCGCCCGGCTGCTGGTGGTGCCGATAGCCGCCATTACATCAGTACCAGTGATCCGCTCGGGTGAGGTTCCTTTCACGCTGTCGTTGATATGCATTCCCTGAGGTGAAAAGTGCTTCAGTGCTGCTTCAAGTTTCATTGCTCACACTCCCCAACCAGATTAATAATCACCGCGGCACCGTCATCTTCCATGTATTCTGCCTTCCCGCTTTCCAGAAACCATCTGCATACTTCCACGGCTTCAGCGCGCGTTACTGGCGGAATGGTTGCCAGCAATTTTTCCAGATAAAACTCGCGGTCATATACAGATCGATGATGCTCGGAATAACCAAATTCATAGCCAAGCTCTTTGCCTGCGGTGTTGCGCACCTGGTAGAGCCAGTCCCAGTAAACAAACTCGCGAACAACATTCGAAAGGGTGCAGGGTTCTGGCAGTACGTCACGGTAGCCATCAACAAACGCGCGGCGCTGATCATCAATTTCTGTCATACGGCTGCCGTTAATGCCGCTGGATTTTTTCTCGGCAGCAGTCCAGCCCCAAAGATGATCGTCGATAAATTTCGGTGAAGACTTAATCACACGCTCAGCTTCAACATCATCGAATGCGGTTTCATAACTGCCGAACTGAGCCCTGACTCCGGCAGCCTTTTTGATGTTCTCCCGTGCCGTCTCAATAGCGCGTGCCGGGTTATCCATACCGATGGTTCCGAAAGCAACCTGGAACGGATCGGCACCATTCGCCAGCAGGTAACGTGAATATCGCTCCCCGGCCTCTTTCGGGCTGATCCTGATTTTCTTCAGCGCGGCTTCGGCAGCGTCAAGATGTGCAGGTTCATTAAGGCGAATTACTTCCAGCACCCAGAGATAAGCGTCAGTCTGCTTATGCCCGGTGATTTTACGTTGTTCAGGCAGCGGCTTGATGTTTGCGAGGGTAGTGCCGTGTACTGCCGTCGGGATAGTGAAAAGTGCTTTATGTTCGGTGTTATCTGTACGCATTATGCAGCCGCCTTTTTTAAAAATGTCATCTCGCGAACCTGATCGCCGTTGACCAGCAGATCGTTAAAATCCCCGTTGTCGCACCAGCGCACACTAACTTTTTCAATGTCATTTTTTGCCAGCAAGTTAGCGTGGGCACATTCGAACGCCGCCGCATGGCCTGTCGCTGAGTGGAGGTCCATGTCGGCAAAAATGATGAGATGCCGTACTCCAGCTGGTGCGCGAAACTTTTTCATAAATCCGCTGTTAAGCGTTGCCCAGGTATTGCAGCCGTAGAGCTGAACAGCGGATAAAGCCGTTTCAATACCCTCCGCAATACCCAGCGTGGACGCGACGGGAAACATCCTCACCGCAACCGACTGGGCGTGATCCAGATAGGAGTCCTCCTGTAACGAGTAAAGGCGTTTCTGCCCGTCGCCCATCGGTGCCTTTTTATCGCCGTCGAGATAGGTCCGGTGCAGGTAACACAGCTCACCCCGGTTATCTGTCGCCAGCGAATACAACGACTGATATACGTGGCCCTGATAGCGCTCCTTCGGACAAAACCGCACCGCTTCAGCCGGTAGCTTTGTGATCCCCCGGTTCAGAAGGTACTTCGCCGCGCTGGTGCTGCGAAGACCTTCCAGCTTTGAAAATTTGCTCACCACCCGCTGGCGCAGGCTGGTTGCCGTGGTGTTGATCGGCGTTGCGTGATGCCGGTAATCATTACCCAGCAGGCTGTCAATTTCCCGGCAGACTTCAGCAAATGATTTCCCCTGGGTCTGAACGACAAGACTGATCCCGTTGCCGTTGCCACATTTGCAAATCCACGTACCGTTTCCGTCCTGGTCATCAATGCGGAAACTTCCCCGCGTGGCGCAAAGCGGACACTCTCCCTTGAAGTGCCGCCCTCCGGTAACAGGCGGGAGTCCGTAATGTTCAAAAATTTCCGGCCATCGGCCTTTTGCTGCTTCAGTGGTTTTCACGTTCTTTCTCCCGCATGCTTACGAAGTTGTTCAAACTGCTTTTTAGCGCTGATGATCCTGCTGGTCGGACAGCCCTCAGGAATGGTTGTCAATTGCTGAGGCTGCCCCTCAGTTCGGTTGTGAACGACGGGCGTCTGTTGTAACTGCCGTTTCTCCTGCCCTTTTGCCCAGGCGATTTGTTTATGCCGGATGTAATTGCTGACTTCGGGGGTGATCTCCATCGGGAAATCGCTCAACCCGTTAGGCCACTCCCCGAATTTGTCCCGGAAGGTGTGAAGGCACCACCCGTTACTGACGGGTTTGCCTATTGCAGCGCGCTGGCGCTGGTAAAACTTAATCTGGCTCCACCAGGCCTGTTTGGTGCTTTTTGTTGCAACGGAAGAGCCTTTAGAAAGCTTTTTAATTTTGCGTGAGGTGTCGGTGTCCACGTCGGAGCCGGCCAGCGGTTTAAAGCCGCACTTCGGGCAAACGTAAACGCATGCTGGCTTCATGAAGTGACATTCGGGACATTCTTTGGGGATTTTTTCGGCTCGCTCTTCCGCTGCCCGTGCTGCCGCCTCCTTCATGCCATCGCTGGAATCCAGCAGAACGTCGTATTCGATAGCATCGGGAAAGCCCAGGCGGAGAACGGTTCCGCTGTGATCGAAGATCAGACAGGTATCCTTGCCCGGCGCAGTGCGAAGCCCGCGACCGATACACTGTATCCACCGTATTTCTGATTTAGTGGGTCGGGCATAGATGATGCAGCGCACATCGCTGTCGAACCCGGCCACCAGCACGCCCACAGACACGAGGATTTTTGTCGCACCAGTTTCGAAGCGGTGGATCATTACCTGGCGCTGGTCATGGGGTGTTTCCGCTGTCATGACTTCAGCGTTCACCCCGGCTTTGTTGAACTGGATGGTGACGAAATTAGCGTGAGCCACGTTTACGCAGAAAGCGATAGTGGGGAGGTCGCGCCCGTTCTCAAGCCAGTTACTCACAATGTCGCCCACCAGATCAGAGCCGCTCATGATTTCTGCCAGCTGGGTTTCGTTGTAGTCACTGCCAAAATCCGAAGCGGACATTTTTACGCCCTTCAAATCTGGCTTTGTGGGCGCATAAAACTCAAACGGACTGAGGTCACCACGTTTGATAAGTTCGCTGATGGTGGTGGGCTTAATCAGACGCTGATAGTAGTTGCCCAGGAACGATGAAAAAGGGGTACCGGAAAGCCCGATAACCTTAACGTCCGTTTCGCTGGTAAGGCGTTCAATCTCTTTCAGGATGGTGCGCTTACGGAGATGGGCTTCATCGATAATTAGCAGATCAATATTGTCGGGAAAATCACGGCGGATCAGAGTGTCGGCGCTGGCAATCTGAATTAAGCGCGCCGGATCTGCCTCGCCCTTCTCAGCTTCAGCCCATATCAGGCCAATCTCGTCTGGATTCAGGCCATAGCTTACAAAACGGCTGGCAGTCTGCCGCAGTAAAACAGTGTACGGCGCGACAAAAAGCACCCGCATCCCACGGCTGACAAAGCCGTCAGTGATGAAAGCGGCCAGTCCTGTTTTACCGCTGCCGGTGGGTGCGTATACCATGAAGGAATTCTGTGCCTTCCACTCACGACGCAGCATATTCAGTGCCCGGTCCTGTGCAAAATTTGGTGTGATTGTCAGCATCTGCCGCCCCTAACTCTGTGCCTGTAAGTGAGCCTGAACTTTTCCAGGAAAAACCCACCAGGCCGCTTTAACCATTTAGCCATCTGAATGGCTGTGCCGTTTTTTGGGAGGATTAGGTGCTTACAGAGATCTACTTAAGCTATGTACCTGTCTCCTGGAAAAGGACGCTATACCTGCCCCTTCTCCCAACTCCCCCCTTACCCCCCTCTTCCCTCTTCCCCACTTTTTGGTGGTTTAGACGTCCAGACACCTTTAAGTCTGAACACTTCAAGAGGTGATCATCACTGACCAAATGAGGGGGGCTTTTCTGTGTAACCCTGTAAAGCCCGGTGATACTTTCTGGCGTACTCACGAAGGCGTGTATTGGCTTCGTGTCTTGCTTTGTTCTCTTTGCGAAAGCTCACTGGCTCGCTGTTCAAAAACTCCTCGTACACCTCTCCGTAACGAACGATTGCCTTTTGCCTGGCTGATGGGGGTAGCGCTGATAACTGCTCCTGTATCCACTCCGCATCGGCTGTGCTGTATGCATGCGGCATCACGGCGCTATTAACATGCATGGTTGGAGTGCAACAGTTCAGGCCAAATCTTTTGCCAGTTGTGTGGGCTAAGCGCTTTACGGGTTACTATTCCACCGCTATGTATTTCAATCTGAGCGCAAATTTCTGGGCCCATCGGCTTACCTGTGCTCATGACCTTCCTCAGGTAATTGAGGGTGGTACCGCAACTCTGCGCGAAAACCCTTTTTTCTTCAGGCGTTAAAGTCGCCATGTATTGCTTCAAAGTTTCCATAAGTGACCTCTGTACAAACATCAGGATTGATATTACCTGTAGGTATCAAGATAATCAATACCTACAGGTTATTTACCACCGGGTAACAAAGGTTAAAATGAGAGCTATGGATAAATACGAAAAACGTCGTTTACGACTCATCCAATTGAGGGATGATTACTGTGATGGGAATGCCTCAAAACTCGCGAGAAAGATTGAGCGAGAGCCTTCCTACGTACTAAGAATGCTATGGCCTGAGGGCAAAGCTGGTAGAAAACGCATCGCCGACGATATGATCGAAGTTATTGAAAAATCGTTCGGTTTACCCCGGGGGTGGATGGATGGTATCAGCCAAGAAAAATCGAATGTCGAACTAGTTCAGCAACCAAATCCAGGGAAAAGATATCCAGTGATCAGTTGGGTAAGCGCAGGAACTTGGGCAGAAGCTATCGAACCGTACACACTCAATGACGTTGAGGAATGGTGTGAATCGGATGCCCATGTAGAAGGTGAAGGGTTTTGGCTCCGTATAAAGGGGGATTCCATGACATCACCTGTGGGTATGAGCATTCCGGAAGGCATGATGGTTCTCTTTGATACAGGTCGCGAGGCTAAACACGGCAGTCTCGTACTGGCAAAGCTCATAGATGCAAATGAAGCGACCTTTAAAAAGTTAGTTATCGATGGAGGGGATCATTTTCTAAAACCGCTCAACCCAGCTTACCCACTAATCCCTATAGACGGGAATTGCAAGATACTCGGCGTGGCTGTAGAGGCCAGAATAAAAATTATTTGATTAAACCCGCTACGGCGGGTTTTTTATTACCTTAAAAATCAAATTGATAAAAGAAATTCAAAAAATTATTACCCATAGGTGTTGACGCACATTATTACCCGCAGGTATGCTCATATCACAGGCAAACAACAGGTCGAATGTTATGAGCAATTCAGAAATCAAAAAACCTTTTGATATACACCAGAAATTGAGAGCCAGTTGCTCACATTGGGGTTACTTGCATGCAGCCGAGCCTTGGCATGGTGATTGTAGTTTTCAACTAATTACTGACCTTTCGGGTGATGAGTATGAGTACGCATTATACCAGCGTGTAGAAGGCGATTATTTCTGTCTCGTTGACTTCTTCAAGAATTACAACGAAGCGTGTGAAGAAGCAAAGATCATTATTAATAGTCACCCCAAATATAAAGCAGCAATTAATTATTAACTTTCTCCGATAATAATCACAGCTTAAATGCTGGGAATAAGCTCACCTCAAGGAATTTAAAATGATTAAATTTAATAAAAGAAAAAAATTAACTCTACACAGACTTCCATTTATCGGCGGTAAGTCTAAATCAGGTTTTGGACTCAATTTTTGGAACGTGCCATCAACAGGCGGCTACTCGGGAGGATGCATTACGGGAGCCGCATTGGCTTGGATCTGGCTTAAGCATCTAGAAAGTGAAGCAAGGGAAGGTGCAGGAAATACCCCATTCACTATTTCAAGAATAGTGAGTGAAATAAGTGATCTGAGTGAAAATGATTCTTTAAAAGGGCAGGTAATAGGATTCTTCGAAATCATCGAGGTCGTTCTTTTTAAATTGATTTCAGATTCCAGAATTCATTTTACGAAAAACGAAAAAAAACTTATCGAACAAGCTAATGCGGGACTGAAAGATATACCGGAGGGAACGAATAATGAGTTTCATTAAGGATGTGGCGGCATACAAATCAGCGCTTATGTACATGAACTGTGGTTATGAAGTGATTGCGTGTCTTTATTTACGCAAAGCATATGGGAGATAACCATGCCTAAACATCAGGATATTCAGGATATAACGACTACAACAGAACATCTTTACGCTTTGTTAGAAGTCATATCCCAACAATATAAATCCATTAACTCTTATCAAATGGAAAATCTCGTAGAGATAGCTTACCTCCTGTCTGCAAAGGTCAATACATGGGCGGTTAAGGAAGAAAAAATTGTTCTTTCAATTGAGGAGCAGCAACGCAATGGAAAACGTGATTAATTTGTACCGCCGTCGGATTGTTAATGCCGCATTAAACAGGCTCAAAAATAAAACTTCGGGAAATCTCCTGATTGTGAATCTTCCGAGCGGTGCAATCGAAACGCTGGAAATAACTGAAAGTGTAATGACTCAGTTACTGAAACGATTTGAGGTACTTGCTCGCGGTGAATTTGGCAACCGGAAGGATACCGAATCATTTATTCAGGACACTTACCAGAACGCAATTGGCATTAATAAAAACACTGAGTATCTGACCGAATCAGGGAAATTAATTGTCGATGATCTGTTTAAAGAGGTCACCGATTACGTGAAAGAGAAACATTTAAGCGGAGGTGTCCAGTGAAAGAGTTTACTCAGGAACAATTGCGCGCGGCTGGGCTCCGCTGCGTATGCCCGGTGGATCTGCACATTGCACCGGATTTTACCGGGCGCGTCGTCGTTCACCTGAAGGACGGGCGAGCAATCTGTGATTGCCGACTTACACCGGACGATCACATCGCCACCCTGCAGGGGTTTATCGAACTGGCCCGCGAAGCCGGCTGGCGCATCACCCCGCCTAAAGAGGTTATGCGATGACACTGACAGCTATCCGCGTACCCGAATGGGTACACGCCCAGGCGATTAACGTTCTGCGCCGTTACCGCCAGCGCCGGGTTGCGCCGTGTCGTATCCATTGCGGCAACCTCAGTCTGAGGGTCAACCGCCGCTGGCGTCTTCTTTCACGCGACGGCGGCCAGAACTGGCAGGTTTTGTCGCATGAGTCATACAACAAATTAAAGGACCGGAAATGAAAACGAATAATACCACCAGCGCGATCGATGTTGCCTTTCGTCAGTATGAAACACCTGCCGGCCCGTTGTATGTCGTCATGCGCCACGGTGGCAAAAAGCGATTCCTGAGCCGCAGCGCTGCACTTAATAACCTGGCTCACTACATGGTTTCAACAGTGTTTAGAAAGCTTGAATTGCCCACTAACGAGCCATGCCAGCAAATTTTTGAGGATGGCTCAATTGGTTATCATCTTGGCGATCACACTTCTGATTACCTCTATGCCCACCAGCGCTGTGTGCGCCGTCTGCGCCGGATACTGGCCCGCAAGCGCGAGCAGCAAAGATGGCTTTCGAAATGGGAGGCCATGCACAACCGCTTCGTGAAAGAACGCGACGAACTTCAGGCCAGCAAACCGTTTTAAGGATCACGCCATGTTGAACAAAAATTTCGCCCCGGAACCGACACAGAACGGCGTAAGAGATGGCAACCGGATAATTGGCTATTCCGGCCTGGTACGCCAGCTGGATAAGGGCCGGTACGATAAATGCCTTCCCGAAGGGATGCGCATGCTTGCCTGTATTTTTGAAGCAAAACAAAAAGGCTGGCTGATCCTGCCCATTGATAAGGAAATTATTATCTGGCGCTGGCTTGTTGCCGCGGTGTTCATCTCAGAGGAACAGGAGAAGAACGGCACTGTAGGTTTTCAGAATGATGATGGCGGCATTGATACAGCAACTATCTATTCTGGCAAACACGGATCAATCAGTGTGTATCCCAGTCCTGAGCGTTTCGCGCTGGCCAACCACCTTGAAGGTTGCGCCATCGAAAAATACGGACAGAAACTCGGTCAGCAACTGGCGCTGCGCATGTATCAGGACATGGTTGTTGCCGACAAAGACTCAGGTTTCAGGCTGTCTGCAATGGGTCGGGAAGGCCTGAATCTTTTACATGACAGCTTTATCAGGCAAATCCAGACCGAAGGCATGCCCGACATGCCGGTTATGCACTGAGGAAAATGATGATGAACACAGTAACCATTAATAACAAACAGCTCCCTGCAGTGGAATATCGTGGTCAGCGCGTTGTAACCCTGGCGATGATCGATGAAGTACACCAGCGCCCTGAAGGTACCGCTCGTGCAGCATTTAACCGAAACCGTGAGCATTTCATCAATGGTGTGGATTATGCCGAATTAGGTGCGGACGTAATACGTTCGGACCTCCCGGAAGGGACATTCTCTAAATTTGCACCATCAGGGATTGTGCTTTTCGAATCAGGCTACCTGATGCTGACGAAGCCATTTAACGACGACCTGGCCTGGAAGGTTCAACGCGAGCTGGTTAACAGCTACTTCCGCACCCGCGAGCCGCTGACTGAAATTGAGATGATCGCCGCAATGGCCGCCGACGCTGTTCGCCAGCAGAAGCGCCTGAGCCAGGTCGAAGAGCGGATCGAGACGGTTACAGAGACTGTCGAAAACATCAAGCGCGGCAACATGCGGGCCGGTTATGTCGGATACCGCCAGGTTGTCGCCAAATGCGGCATGACTGACGCGAAGTGCCGAACCCTGGTTAACGCTTATCGCATTCCTACAGATACGCACGAATTTATGACCCCTGACGGTCTGCTGTCACGTCGCGCCATTGTTGAGCTGGAGTCATTCATGAAGGCTTTCCGCCAGATGATGAGCGAAGCCGAGCCACGCGGCACGCGCTGGTTTCACCCCAGAATGGGGTTATTCCAGGCGATCGGGTGGGAGGGTTAACAATGCATAAATTTTTCGTCAAAACAGACAACCTGAACACTATCAGCGAGTGCCTGCAGCAGCTTGTTAACGCCGAAGAAGCGCAACTCAGCATTGAAGAGCAACTGGCCAGGTCAAATAGCAGCAGTGACTGGAGTACATGGCGAAAAAAGGCTGAGAATGCTCTCCGGGTAATTAAAGGCAAGCGCCGCATTATCACGGCTCGCCTGGCCGTCCTCCGTCATGAGGAAAAAGAAAGCAATATGCAGCTGCACCAGCAGCACAATGATTTTCTGGTTCAGGCCTTGCGTGAAATTGTGACGCCCTCTTCTTTTGAACGCTGCGTTCGTCAGGCTAACGAGAAAATGGAGGGGTGCCATGCAAACCAGTGCTGATGTCATTCTTCTTGTTCCTAATGACTGGGTTAGCGAAAAGGTGCTGATCGCGGTTACCGGGCTTAAGCCCGGAACCATCCTCCGGGCCAGAAAAGAGTGCTGGATGGTCGGGCGGGAATATCTTCACGTCTCACCGGACGGAAAACCGAAACCATCCAGTGAGTGCATGTACAACCGGAAAGCGGTCGATGCATGGGTGGCTTCGATGAAAAACAAACAGCCCGGGTGATTTGATGCCATGAAAAAGGTAAGCTCAGATTGCTCTTGGGCGTCTGGAGGAGTCAATGGATAAAGTCACATATCCAACAGGCGTCGAAAACCACGGTGGCACATTGCGCATCTGGTTTAATTTTAAAGGTAAGCGTGTCAGGGAAAATCTCGGTGTCCCTGACACCATTAAGAACAGGAAGATCGCCGGGGAGTTGCGGACATCGGTATGTTTTGCGATCCGTACGGGCACATTTGATTATGCAGCACAGTTCCCGGACTCCCCTAACCTCAGGATTTTTGGGGAAAGTAGAAAAGAAATTACAGTGAAAGAGCTTGAAGCAAAGTGGCTGGACCTGAAAAGGATGGAAATTTGCGCTAACGCCTTCAATCGCTATGAGTCCGTAGCGAGGAATGTGGTTCCAAGGATAGGGGGAAGTCGACTGGTTTCGGCGGTGACCAAAGAAGAATTGCTGTATGTCAGGAAAGATTTGCTAACCGGTCATCAGAACCCAGGCAGTAAAAAGCGGCCTGTCAAAGGGCGAAGTGTTGTTACCGTAAATTATTACATGACAACGATCGCCGGCATGTTCCAGTTTGCTGCAGATAACGGCTACATAGAGAAAAATCCCTTCGAAGGAATTAAGCCTCTTAAAAGAGCCAGGGTAGAGCCAGACCCGTTAACTCGTGACGAATTTGTCCGTCTGATTGATGCATGCCGGCATCAGCAGACGAAAAACCTGTGGTCGTTAGCAGTGTACACAGGAATGCGTCACGGGGAACTGGTCTCCCTGGCCTGGGAAGATATCGATTTGAAGGCGGGAACTATCACCATCAGGCGTAATTATACGAAACTTGGCGAGTTCACTCTACCGAAAACCGAAGCAAGTACAGATCGGGTGGTACATCTTATCCAGCCAGCAATCAGCATCCTGAAAAATCAGGCTGAAATGACGAAGCTGGGGAAACAACATCACATTGAGGTACAACTGCGTGAATTTGGGCGAACCGTGCTCCATGAATGCACTTTCGTCTTCAACCCTCACATTGTCAGACGTAGTGATCAGGTTGGTTTTGTCTATAAGGTCGATTCGGTGGGTGACTCCTGGGATGCAGCGGTGAAGCGCGCCGGAATCAGGCACAGAAAGGCATATCAGTCACGGCATACCTATGCATGCTGGTCACTGTCTGCCGGCGCGAACCCGAGCTTTATCGCGAATCAGATGGGGCATGCCAGTGCGCAGATGGTTTTCAACGTTTACGGTGCGTGGATGGCAGACAGTAACGCAGAGCAGATCGCAATGCTCAATCAGAAGCTGACAGACTTTGTCCCACAGGTGTCCCAAAGGCCACAAGACAGCATGATAGCATTATTAAAATCAGTAAGTTAA